TCTCCGAGCTCCGCAAGGGCCTGAACGTCGGCGGCATCCCGTCGGCCTTGTCGATGGGTCGCAACCATGCGGCGAAGCCGCTCGGTGAGCAGATCGCGAACTGGGGGCCGGACCTGGTCTTCGCGCACCACGGGCGCGCGGCGTCGAACCTGATGTTCATTGAGCGCCTTCGGTCGCGCGGCGTGAAGACGGCGTGCTACCTGTGCGACGAGCCCTACGAGACCGGCGAGACCGTCACGTACAGCAAGAACTTCGACCTGGTGTTCACGATGGACCCGTGCACCATCGAGCCGCACCGGCTGACCAGGCCCACGCGCGACAGCGTGTTCTACCTGCCACCTGGCGTCCACACCGATCGGTTCACGCCGCAGCCGTACTTCACCGAGGACGGCGAGCTCCTCCGTGACGTGCCGGCGTACTTCCTGGGCAACGGCACCCTGGTCCCGCGGCCGAGCTTCTTCGAGCCGATCAACCGCCTGGTCGACGGCGCGGTGTTCAAGTACCTCAAGACGGTCTCGAAGGCCAACAAGGGCGACTGGATCCCGCTGTCCGAGCACCCCCGGCTGTACTCGAACTGCGTCGTCGGGCTCAACGTCCACCGCGCGCCCTGGATCGACGAGAAGTGCTACAAGACGCGCGTCGTCAACCGGCACCCGCAGTTTGCCGTCCCCGCCGGCCTGACGATCCCCAAGGAGCCGCCGCCGCAGGGGTGGGGCACCGGGTTCTGGAACGACGCCAACCTGCCGGCGAGCCACCTGAACCCCCGGTTCCTCGAGATGGCGGCGTGCGGCACGCTGGTCGTCTCGGACAACCACCGCAGCGAGCTCGCTCGGATGTTCCCGGGCGTCCCCCAGGCGAGCGACCCCGAGCACTTCCTCGAGCTCGTGCTGCACTACATCGCGAACCCTGACCAGGCCGAGGCCATCGGAGACAAATGCTCCTACCTGATTTCGAGTCGGCACAGCTACAAGCACCGAGCCGCGGAGGTGCTGATCCGCGCTGGCTTGCAGGCACAGCTGCCGGTCGCCCAGCTTTCATCCTTGGGGGAGCCGACGGACTGGTTGAGTCCCCAGGACTGGAAGCCGCACGGGGAGAGATCACCATTGGGACCAACTGGACCCTCCGAACGCTGGCACCCACGGTGTGGCATGTCGTGGACAAGAAAGTCTGGGAGCTCGAGCGACATGCACTCAGTCGATGCCCCGACTCCCTGGTTGTTGTAGCCAACAAGGGAATCTTCGGCGACCGCACGTTCTCGATGAGGGGCGAGGCCATAGCTCGAATGGTCGGCGCAAAGCGTATCGACCCCTTCCACATTCGCATCGCCCCTCCCAAAGGCACAGTTCTCTACGACGATGGCGTGAGACGCAATGCAGCAACGCCGCCTTACATGCCTGAGAGCTTGACGGACGAGTTCCATCCTGGCGGCAACTCGCTGTGCTACACGATCCAGCTGGCGCACCTGATGGGCGCCGGCCCGATCTACGCGCTGGGGTTCACGATCAAGCCTGGCAGCGGCTACCAGTGGGGGAACAACACGAACCCGGTCACCGGCCGAGCTTCGATGTACGACACCCGGCGTGCGCTCGAGTGGCTTTCGTGGTATCAACAGCAGTGGCCGGGGCGCGTCCAACTTGTCGAAGGCTGGAGCGGTCCGGTGTACGACGTGTTTTCAAAGGTGGGATGCGATGAACTTGTCGAGCGATTTGAGCGACCGGGCCAAGGGCCATCAGAACGAAACGCAGAGCCGGCCGGTGAAGATGCAGCCAGCGGATGGCTCCTCTAGCGCACTGGCGGCGGTGAAGTCGAATGGGTGATCGGGGAGGACTCGATGGCCTGACTATGTCGCGCGTGGACTCGTCCGCAGTCCAGGCTCGCGGCATGGGTTCCTACCAGCGCCGCAAGGGCACGAAGGCCGATCTCTCTCCCTACACGCTCGTCGAGGAGGGCACCGGCGCCACAGCTCCTGAGAAGACCGCCAGGCTCTACGAGGAGTCGGTAGGCTACAAGAACCTGGCGACCGATCCCCAGGTCGCGGAGCGAGCGAAGTACGCCGTGCTCGCAGGGCTCAAGGACGTGTTCAACGTCATGGAGTTCCTTCGCAACAAGTGGCTGATCCTCTATCGGCTCTACCGCGGCGAGACGGTCAACGAGTTCAGCTACGGCCGCCTGCCGCTGCACTCGCCCGAGCCCTACAAGATCGTCGAGACGCTCCAGCCGCAGATCATGCGGACCCTGTTCGGCTCCGAGGAGTGGTTCCGGCTGTACGCCGAGCAGCTCGAGCACGACGACAACTCCAAGTCGCAGGAGATCCTCTGCCGCAAGCAGTTTCGGGCGATGCAGCACCAGGCCAAGGTCAGCCGTGGCATCCGTGACGGGCTGATCTACGGCACCCAGATCCAGAAGCTCTGGTGGAAGCAGGAGATCGGCGACATGACGTACCGGACCGGCAAGCGCCGGCCCGACCCGAACATCCCGGGAGCCACGACCATCGAGCTCGAGGAGGTCAAGCGCGAGGAGTTCACGTTCGACGGCAACTTCATGGAGAACGTCTCGATCTTCGACTTCCTGACGTCCCCGAACGCGAGCTCGCTCGACGACGCAGAGTGGTGCGCCGACCGCTCGATGTGGATGGACTGGAAGGTCAAGGAGATGGGCGAGCTCGGCCACTGGCTCGGCCTCGACGCGCTGCGCGACCACCCGGGCACCGCCGACCTGTCGTTCGGCGACGAGTTCAAGGAGCGGAAGAGCTACGCCTACGGCGTCTTCGACCCGCGCGAGGCGGCCAACGCGCCGCACATCCCGCACTACCAGGTCATCGACTGGTGGGGGCCGCTCGTCATCAAGCAGGACAACGGCTCGTACGTCACGAAGAACTGCAACGTGGTCATGCTCGAGCCCGACGGGCCGCAGATCATTGCGCGCATCACGGAGAATCCGTACTGGCACAAGCAGAAGCCCTACCAGGCGTGGAAGCCGATCGACCTGGAAGACGAGTTCTATGGCATCGGGGCGATCGAGATGATCGCGCGGTTGTCGCGCGAGAAGGACGTGAAGCGGCAGCTGCTCATGGCGGCTACCCAGCTCGAGGCGAACCCGATGTTCCAGGTCAGCGACCAGGCCAACATCCCCGACGGCCAGCTGATCCTCCAGCCTGGACTTTGCTTGCGGGTTCCCGACATCACCAACTCGATCGCTCCGATCCATGTTCCCCAGGTCAGCGACTCGGCGCTCAAGGCCGAGAACCAGTTGACGGTGGACATCCGCGAGACCGCCGGCACGAGCTCGCCGTCGATGGGCGCGCAGGATCCGTTCGGCAAGGGCGGCAAGACTGCGACCCAGCACACGTCCGAGATCGACCAGGGCAAGCTGCGGATCTCGCCGATGATCGCGAACTACGAGACGCAGGTCATGATGCCGATGCTGGACCAGATGACCTGGAACAACCAGCAGTTCATGAGCTACGAGCAGGTGATCCGCGCGGTGGGCGCGGCCGGCCTGAACTACACGGACCGCTACACGATCGGTCCCGAACAGCTGATCGGTCGCTTCCTGGTGCAGCCCCTCGCGTCGTTCAAGCTGCTCACCAAGCAGACCCAGGTGCAGCAACTCGTCAACCTGCTCGATCGCATTCCGATGTTCGCCCAAATCTACGGGCCGCAGTCGGTCAACGGGATCAAGCTGCTCGCGCACGTCATGGAGTTCGGCTTCGACATCCGGAACACCGGCGACTTCGTGACGCTGCCGCCCGACGAGTCGTCACTGCTCACGGCCATCCAGGAGCAGGAGCTCTGGTACCACGGCAAGGTGCCGGCGGTGCGAACCGACGACAACCACCTGCGCCACGCGCTCATCCACATGGAAGAGCTCAAGAGCGAACGCTTCGGGTATCTCTACAAGCACGACAACGGGGCCGCGGCACGCGCACGCGCGCACATCGCCGAGCACATGCAGGTCCTCGCGCTGACCCAGGAGATGCAGGAGAAGCAGATCATGGACATGCAGCAGGTCGCCAACTCAATGCAGATCCAGCCACCTCCGATGGGCGGGATCGGCATGGACCAGGCGAGCATCGACGTCGCCGGCGCCGGCGCACCAGGCCAGGAGCCTACTTCCCCGAACGTGCGGCGCAACGAGGTCGAGCGCGGTGACAATGGCGGCGCGGCCGGCAACGCGCAGAAGTCAGAGGCGATGGCCGGCGCGCCGAACCCGGGGGCGCAGTGACCGAGCAGGACGTCCAAACACCGGAAGACTGGGCAACCGCACTGGGGCAGTTCCTCAAGGCGAACCCGGGTCCGAACATCGGCCACGAGAAGATGCGGCCGTCGGACGACTTCTGGAACCAGAAGGAGCAGGAGCGGCAGATCGTCAAGAAGCTCGACACCGAGTCGCACAACCTCAAGAGCGCCATCAACCTGGCCGAGCGCCTGGTGGTGCTCAAAGCATCGCCAGGCTGGGCGCCGTTCGTGAAGGCGATCGAAGACATGCGCGCGTACCGGCGCGTCGAGCTCGAGCTCGTCGCCGGCGACGATGCCGCGGTCCGTGTGCTGCAAGGTCGGTGCCGCGAGCTCGGCGCGATCCTGTCGCTCATGAACCAAACCGAACAGAACACTCAGGTCCTCGTCAGTCGTCTCGAGGGACTGGAAGCCGAGAAGGCAACGTACGTACGTGAAGACGGCAAGGTCCGACCAAAGGAATTGGTATGAACAACGATGGAGCAGGGGCCACCCAGCGAAGAGGTGGTCAGTGGGACTGTGCGATCAACCGCGCAGCCGGTTACACCAAGACGATGAAGGCGTGCGAGAACCGGACTCGATCACGTCACACTGGCACGAGCCAGAACAACCTCTGGAAGAGTGCCGGCAGTGGCCTCGGCGGCAACGTCAAGGGCTACGGCTCTCACGGCAAGAGCGGCTACTAGAAAGCCTGGCTGGGGGACTACCTCCACCAATGCTCGTAGCCGACTCGGGCCGGCAAACTCCTGCGCTGAACACAAGACGAAGTCGCGCACGTCGAAACCAACATGACCCAATTCGAAGGACAACCAACAGACGAGTCCGCTTTCAACCCGCGGGCCGATAGTGCGGCGCTCAGGATCAAGGAACAGCTTGGTCAGGAACTGAGTGCGTTGACTGGAACACCGGTGGTTTTGCCGCCGTCTCCGGTCGCAGTAGGTGCAGACGGTCAGCCCGTCGGTCAGCCGCCCCCAGAGGGCAGCTATGCACGGCAAGCACACGACGAACAGCAGGCCGCCGCAGCGCAAAAAGCGCAGCAGATGGCGACCCAGCCTCCCGTGGCCGTACCGACGCAACCGGGGCAACCCACTCCACCGCCGCCGCATGAGCCAGAGGAGACATCTCAACGAGCGCAGGAACGTATCCAGAACCTCATCAACCAGCTTCGCCAGAAGGACCAGGAGCTCCAGGTTTCCCAGAATCAGCAGGCCGGCGCCGCGACTACCAACGAGGAGTTGCGAGCGCAGCTGACGGCATCGACCAACCAGATGCAGCAGCTGATGCAGGAACACATGGAGCACATGGATCCCGAGACGAGGCAACAGGTGCTGAACAACGCGCAGATCGCACAAGCCGTCGCCCAAGCGGAGAGTCGAATTCTCCAACGTGTGACCCCACAGCTGCAAGAGTTGCAAGTCAACAACGAGCAGCGAGAGCGGGTCCGGGTGGCGACCGTGTACGAGGGCTACAACCCACAAGTGCACGACGTGTTGATCGACGAGTTCAGGAAAGGTAATCCGAACTGCTCAATCGAGCAGGCTTTCAGAGCAGTTGCTACGCCCGAAGAGTTGTCTGTCCCTGGTGCCGGTCCGCGAAACGCGCCACCGCCAGCCATTGCACCCGGCAGTGGAGCTCCCAATCCCCGGTACCTTCCGACCCCCACTCCAGGAAACGATCCCATCACGCAGATGGTTGCCGACAGAGATCGAGCAGCCGAGCTTGCGCGTAGCGCGGATCCGAATGACCAGAAGCTCGCAACGGCTCTCTGGCATAAGAACCTGACGGAGCGGCTCGGTTTGAACGTGCCCGGTCAATAGAGCTTCGTCGGAGAGATGCCTGGTGTTGCCGCGGTAATTCCAAACCGAGGTAACCCCAATGAGTTTCGTAGGCAGTACGGGAGTGCTCAACTCCTTCAATGTCGGAACAGGTAACCGAGAGGACCTGCTCGACATCATCACGAACATCTCTCCGATGGACACGCTCTTCCTGAGCGGGTTCGAAAAGGTCCCGGCGAACAACATCATCCATGAGTGGCTGGTGGACATTCTTGCCGGGTTCGGCGACCCAGACGTGGGCAACG